ATGATAGAAGAAATTCGCGTAAAAGGCTTTAAATCACTAAGTACTGAGCACAGACTTAAAACTACAAGCCTGAATATTTTAGCTGGACCGAATGCATCAGGAAAATCAAGTCTTTTACAAGCATTATTATTACTTCGTCAGTCGTCTGATAAAGAGGGAGAAATTGAGAGCTTAATGCTATCCGGCCCTCTTTACGAAGCCGGGACAGCACAAGATGTATTTCACCCTTCGTGCGAGAGAAAAATCAAATTAGGGCTCACTGTCAAGAAAGAGAAGTTTGAATATAACTTCCATATCAACAGAGAAGCTAGCGAAGTAATTTCAGAACGAAAACTCCAATTATCAAGTACCAGCACAGTTCCTAGAATCCTTTCGGAGCGGGGGCTTAACTTTGCTTACTTAAATGCTGAAAGAATAGGGCCGCGTGTAACGTATAGCTTACCTACTGAGGGCATAAGCATCTGCGGTCTTATTGGAAAGCATGGCGAATACACTACCGCGGCCCTCGCTCGTTCTGCAAAAAGCTTTTTTACCATAGATGCCTGGAGTAGCAACCTAGCGGAGCAATTAGCTACCTCGGCACGAAAACTTGATAACAAAGAAATAGAAAAAGATCTTATAGACACAGAAGGTCGCCTAGACCTAGTTAGTAACATAATGCTTGACTGGGTCATACCCGGTGCCAGGTTTTACGCTGAAGAATCACACAACACGGACTCAACAACCCTACGCTTTGTCAGAGCACCAGGGTCCTCAAAAATGCCGACAAGGGCTACACATATTGGATTCGGGCTGACCTACACGCTTCCTATCATAGTAGCTGCATTATCATTAAAGCGTGATGGCCTTATAATTGTAGAAAACCCCGAGGCACACCTTCATCCTTTCAGCCAATCCAGAATAGGCGTTTTCTTAGCTTTAATCGCGGCGACCGGTAGGCAAGTATTTATCGAAACGCACAGTGATCATGTAATAAACGGAATTAGACTCGCAGTAAAAAATTCAACAATAGAAAGCTCTGAAGTCATCCTTAATTCTTTTTCACGTGATGCCGAGCTCGAAAACTCTGAGGTCAGCCAAATCACAATTTCTAAGGATGGAAGACCCAGCCATTGGCCAGAGGGATTCTTTGATCAAATCGAAAATGACCTGATGCTATTATAAAATGAATAACTCTTACATAAACTCCCTTTCGGCTAACAGTCAATTCAATTCTATCGGCCAAGTGACAGCCAAACTACTAGATTTGGTGCAAACTCTTTTCCATTTGCATCCGGCAATTATATCAAAAAGAATAACAATATCCTACGACGAGCAGATGGAAAATCGGATACTTATCCAAGGACAGACTTTTAGCGAGACCATGAATGAAGTTCGACGCACAAGTGCTGGCAAGGACGCTGTAACAAAGTGGTATTTATTCATAAAAAAACACAGCCACATATCTAATGGAGACATCTCGCTGTCCCGCATGGAAAATAACGGTCACTTTACTGACGGACACGCCTGCTCAAATATAACGTCAAACACAACGACCTTTCTATTAAGCCTTGGCGGGTGCGTACTAACAGAGAGCGAAACTCTCACGATTTCCAATCCTAGCAATTCATTAAGAGTAGCAAATGCTCACTCGATTATTTCCCTTATGCCACTAGTACCATGCTACGAACCCTCCGACAAACACAAAGCAAAACCATATAAATCAGCGAAGGGAGAACTTGTCGCAGCGATGCCGCTTAACATGCAAGAAGCCCAGTACCTTTTGCTTCAATCAATTAAATACGGGAAGGATTACTGGGGCTTCCATCGCTCCAGAAATGAATACTACAGATTCAAACCGACATACCCAGATAAACTTGTATTTCATGGCTTTAAAATTGAAGAACACGAAGTACCCGGCCCCTGCCAAGAGCTTTTTCGATAAAAGCCTATAATTAAGAGCCCTTTTTTTCAGGGCTCATTAATAACTCATGAACGCACGCCCGCATCAGATAATTGCTTAAAGCAATTATCGTACAGTGCTGATATAGTGTCTGACCTCGCAGCTTACGCAATTATTGACACATGCACTCTAACGTTGCTCAAACCGCCCCACTTTTCCGCCGTTTCTCTGTCGCGCCCATGATGGATTGGACGCACTGTATCTCCCGCCCCTTTAAATAAAGGCCGAAGTGACACCCTTAAAAGAGCCTGTACCAGTTGCGTACCATCAAGAATTATTCATTCGACGATCCCGTTTTTTTCTTCCCATCTCTTAGCAATTTTTAAGCAAGCGTTTTCGGCTCCAATCTGGACACTGCTGATACTGTCAATAAGACGGTTTTGACGCAGGCTCGAAAGTCGGCGCTTTTCGTGTCGTCTAGTTCAGCATCCAGGGCACCATATTAATTTGAGTTCGAATCTCTCCTTCACCGCTATATTCTACAAACGCAAACCCCTGATTTTCCTAGAGAAAGCCGGGGGTTTGTGGTTTTTGGCGTCTGAAAAAAGGCCATATGGGACTGAGATGGGACTGAGGCGCTATTTTGGTGCGGAAGATGGGGCTATGAGTGCGTATCTCGGCCTCTCACTGCGGCCGCATGAGCTAGGCTGTGCAAACCCCTCATTCCCAGGATGGATCGCATGCCTGATAACTCAGCCTCCAACATCGCCACTGCTGATGCGCTGACATTGCTTCTGCACAACCAGCATGCCCTCGGTGCAGCGATCGAAGAGATCACCAATTGGATCTCAGGGACTGGCGCAGACGATGTTGCCGACAACGCCGTCGTGGCCCTGGAAACACTGGACACAAATGCACGAGCATTAAGAGATGCGATCCTGCGAATACGGCAGTCCTAGAGAGTTGACTCTGATCCCGCGAACGCAAGTGACTGGATCTTTTTTAAGCGTTCGCGATAGTCATCTATCGGCCTATAGCATCCGAATGAATTCTGCTCCCGCCGTCAGATTGTCTCGCTTCCACTACGCATCAGCAGGGTAGAAATTCCATGCTGAGGTAATCCAGTTGGTTTCTCGTAGCCTCAATTTTACCGACTATGAGTTCGAGCGAATTTTTGGAGAATTGAACAAGCTCATGTTCAAGCCCCCTCTTGCTGAATTTAATTTTGACTTGGGTGTACCCATCCTCATTGGTTTGCATCCAATTCGCATGAACCACCTTGTTGCGGAGGCTTCCACATTCCCGAAGATCTGAAAGGAGCTGTGAGAGCCAGGCAGGCTGATCCCCTCTGTCACGGAAAAAATCAGAAGTGAATCGCTCGAACAAATCCTGCTTAGTGGCATACATCATATTTCCAACGACCAAGAGACCTTTTTGATCTGTTCGGTCAGATATGAATCCGCACAAGATGTGATCGATGTCCGCCTCAAGCGTATTAAACCAGAGGACAACTTCCCCAATTAGAGGCATCAACTCGTAGACGTACTCATATGCATTTTCTGTATCTCCGAGACCGTCAATAATCAGTTGGCCTACCGGTATGGTCATGGTTCTCATGGGTATCCGATCCTCTGAGTTCATTCACCGCATACAGTACGGCCTGAACACTGACGTTACGAGGTATCAGGTCGAGCCTTGTATCCATCTGGCCAGTGCCGCCCTACGTACCACGCTCATTGTTGAAACGAGTCAGCAGATCCGTTTCTTTCAGCTCGAAATGCACCATCAATTGGTAATAGTTGGTCACCGCTCGCTCTAGCAAATCCTTTGCTTCGGCTTTCGGATCAAAATCGACGGTTGAGTCATCGCCACCATCCATGTGTTTAGTCGAATTCTTCGCTTTGTTCATTAGCTTATGGATAGCCTTCTCGGTGGTAGACTCACCCTCTAGAAACTGCGATATAAGCACAGCACCGTTCTTCATGCTGTTGAATGATGACTCACCACCTTTCGACTCTACATGCTTGCCCAGTATTTCTTCGGCAGCACCGGCCAGGCATATCGTTGCGAAATATTCTGGTGGCTCACTGAAAAAATGACGCAAGGCGGTATCGAGGAGTTGGGATGCAATTTCGATTTTTTGCGTAGGGGTAGACATGTTGATTAACCTAATGGGTTTGGAAGGGAGAGATTAGTTCACAAGTAGATTTTTGGTTTTCGGCTGCGGTGACGTTGGACAAATGACCATCTGTGATTTCTCACCCGCAATCTGCCGGTCGCTGTTAAGGCGCGTCGCATAAATCTTTAGGTATGCATGTAATTCCAGCCTATGTTCAATCGGCCCCCACACCTGGCTCAGGTGTGGGGGCCTTTTTTTGTGGCCGTGGAAGCCGGTCCCCCCAGGGCTGGTCTACCATTCCCTCGATATCTGGTTGATCTCTGGACGCGGGAGTACGCATGACTGATACCTTGGCGGCACTGAAACTGCCGAACGCAGTGGAGGTGCAAACCCTGAAACTGCTGCACCAAATTGAACTGGCGCACACGGCTGACGACCTGTTTCGCGCCAGTGATCGTGCCGAAGGTTTTGTGCTGGGCCTGGAGACGGTCAAGGTGCTGAACGCGGCCAGTATCGAAGGTTTGTATAAGACCTTCGAGGCAGCGGCCACGGCGCGGCGTCAGGAGCACGAGCAGTGATCGGCGAAGGTATTCACGAAGACGTGTTGCGCGCCCTGGTCGAACAACACGCGGTGCGCGAATGCCTGGTGGCCAAGATCAACGGCGGCCCAGAATAGGGCCTGTCGATTCGCCTGGGCGGCAGCGGCGCACGCTGGGTGCCGGTGCGCTCGCGACGTGAGTCACTGCGCACCTGGGCCAGCTTGACCGCCGTGGGACGTTTTGCCGAGGGCGTGGGCCTCAGCGGATTCAGTGTAGAATTGTAAGCGGTGATAGGTTCAAGGCAATTGCAGCATCCCCGCGACATTAGGACCTGCCCACTTCCAAAGTCTGGATAGGGATTCGAACCCCTTCTGTCGATATCGCAGGCCGCTTAAGGCCAACAAAAAAGGGTTTTAACGTCCGAACCTTTGGCGTCATGCGGTCTATTGCGGCCCTAAATTTGCCCTAAATCTGCCCTAAAAACATCATGAACGTCAATCTCCTTACCGATCCCACCGGGAAACAGCTTGGCTATCTGTTTATTGATTTACAGTGGATAGAAGATCGGTTCGCGAATTAACTCAGCTCTCAACCCAGCGGCGCTGCAACGTCATTGCTCACCGTGCGAGTATCCGTTTCAGCCGACAACGGCCCTAGCTGGTTAGGTCCGATGGATTGGATCCAAGACCGCATCAAAGCCCAGTACGTTGAACTTAGTTGGTGTAGCACAGTGCTGCGTAGCAATTTCTAAGCGACCAAGAAGAGCGGTTTCTGTAGGCCATGCCAAAAGGCTTGATTTCTCCAGCAGGTGGGCAGAGTCCGGCATTGTGGGCTAATAGAGAAGTAGCAGTGAGCTGCAAATGGCCAAGAATTGTTGCCGGGCCTTGAGATATCCTCGCTGCTTCGGGACATGACGTGTATCAATGAGCCCCGAGGACGGCGCTAACTCGTAAGAGACGGATTTATCAGTAATCTAACAAGCCAGAGGGCGGTCGTCGACGCAACTCGAAATTCTCCCATTGAACTTTTAAACGTTGCTCCCCGCACCTCGTGCATACATAAACCTCAGGAGGCAAGCCTAAGTAATACCCTTTTCGAATGTACGGATGCGAGCATTCGGATCGAGATTTTGACCTAAGCGTGCTGACGTCCATCGGTCTCTCCAAAACGCACATCCGCGTACGCGGAATTCTTTAGATCTGGAAAAAGAGCCCACACGGGGTATGGGCTATAAAAGGAGTTCCATGAGCAGCCTGCAAATGGTGCCAGGCTAGTATTAAGATTCTCCGTGTAGGCTGGGAGTTTCAACAATTTTCAGTAGACGACCATATCTAGACCAACGGTGCAGGGGCCTTCAAAAAACCTGAACTCTTTGATTGCAAGCGCATCCACCTCATTACACACATAGTGAGGATATCGATATGGCTACTCCGCAAGAGAATCTGATTGATTGGCTCCGTGATGCTCACGCAATGGAGCAACAAGCCGAACAAATGCTGAGAGCTCAATCGAAGAGGTTGGAGCACTACCCGCAACTAAAAGCCCGTATTGACCAGCACGTTGAGGAAACGCTCGATCAGCAAAAACTGATTGATGACTGCCTCGCTAGGCTCGGCGGCAGTTCGTCGACCATCAAAGACATGACTGGTCGACTAATGGCGTTTGGCCAAGCGGTAGGCGGGACACTGATGAGCGATGAAGTAGTCAAAGGTGCTATGGCAGGGTACGTTTTTGAGAACGTCGAAATTGCTGCATATACCGTACTTATCGCAGCTGCAAGAGCTGCAGGCGACACCGAGACTCTCGCCGCCTGCGAGCAAATCCTGCCGCAGGAAATCGAGATGGCTGACTGGTTGCTCCAACACCTTCCGGAAATAACTCAAGCCTTCCTTATCCGCTCCGAAGATCCCAACCTCGAAGCGAAAAGATGAAGCATGAGCGTGGCACCTTGATGCGCCACTTACTCGGACCAGACGCCACGAGATCTCAGGTTTCCCATCTGCTTTATTCGTCGCTTTTTTTCTCATCGACGCTACTGAACTGTGGGGCCTAACCGGGCTCCACTCATAAACCACTTCGATAAGTCATCGCCATGAATATCTGCAAAAACATCTTTTCGCTGGACCAGGAAGCCAAGCTGCGCGCCTATGCTAGCTGGCACCAAGCGCTGGATGATTGCACGCTTCGAAAAAATTGCCCGGATGCCTACCATGAGGAGCTCCTGCGCCTTGCGGATGAAATGGACAGGCTCGGCGTAATCAATGGGCAAGAGTGGAAGGAGTTGCGAATCGAAGCTGACCAGGCCTATTTACGCGCTGTTGCAGGCGCTGATTACCATGAATGATTTGGGGTCTGCTATGGCCTCCGCAGTTCGTTAGCAGCTGTGGAGAACGCGCTTAGGCATTGCTGACAGCTCGATTGACACCTTAGCAAACGTTCGTTGCGACTGATGGGACGATTGCTTTTGGCGATAAGCGGCCGCCGACACGATATTCCGGATGCAAGCGTTGTGTTGAGCGGTCGGATGTTGCGTGTATTAATTTCGGGTTACGACGCAGAACGTTCGAATCCCTCCTTCTCAGTCAAATTCAGTAATCGCGAGCCCCTGATTGTCCGAAGAAAGCCGGGGGTTTGTGGTTTTCGCCGTCTGAAAAAAAGCCCATATGGGACAGACGCGCTTTTTGGTGCGCAATAAACTTCGCAGAAAAAGATGCCTTGTCTAATCTTGTTGGCAGGAACGTATAGCTCTCCAAGCTTTCATTCAAGGACGATCCAAATGCCAAATAATTCGGATTCCAATATCGCCACTGCCGATGCGCTTACGCTGCTGCTGCACAACCAGCATGCGCTGGGTGCGGCAATCGAAGAGATCATTCATTGGATTTCACGGGATGGCACAGACACCGAGGTCGATAACGCCGTCGCCGCTTTGGAGACGCTGGATACAAACGCAAAAGCGATCACACATGCGATTACCCGGCTACGACAGGTTTAGGCAGTCGCACCGGTACGTAGTGATCGGCCAGGAGCAATGAGCCGCTGATCCGCTTAATGGGTCGTGATCGATTGCGTGACTCAACCGGTGTGAAAAAAGTCTGGGTCTAATACAAGCTCGCGAAGCGGCTTCAAACGCTCCTCGGCGTCTTTGGCTTGGGATCGGGAAAGCTCCGCATCTTCCTTAGATCCTTGCGCTTCTGCCAGATCACCCATTTGACGAAGCAGCATGATTCTTTCTTCAATCGCTCTAAGCGCGTCCCACAGCCCGGTATCGATCGCGGCGTTAACTTCAGCAATTAGGGTCTTTATCGAAAAAGCATGTCCCGTGTGGCAGCGAAATCTGACGATCGATCCTTCCTTTATTTGCACCAAAACTCCGTGACAATCGGGACATGTGTAGTTTGAGATATTCCCTATATTCATAACGCCAGCTTCCAAGCCGTTGCCGTGTTCACTGATGCTCGTTTCGATCAGATGGCGCTCGTTCAAGGGGCCTGTAACCATTTGCTCTATTGGTAATCTAACCCGCGTTGCAATCTGATTCGCCAGCTCCGCGAGCGTGCCTACGAAGTCTGTTTCCACGTGCTCTATCGCACTGCGGGGCATGGAATCATAAGTAGCTTCAGAAGGATCCTGCACGAGTGCCGTACCGTTTCTATCCTTTATTGCCCAAAGGCCCGCAGTTCCGTCGTCCAGTGCGCCGGTCAATATCACGCCGATCACCCTAGAATCATAAGCGACAGACGCTGATCTAAAGAGCACATCGATAGCTGGACGAACTCTGCATTCCTTGGGGCCGCGGGTGAGACGAACACCTTCCTCCGTCAAAAGCAGATGGTGATCAGCGCTGGCGACGTAGACGGTTGAGGTTCTAAGAGACTGATTGGCTTGGACCGAAACGACCTCCATTCTGGTTTCTCGAGCAAGTATTCTGCTCAACTCACTTGGAGAGTGTGGAGGAATATGTAACACGACCAAAAACGCTGCCGGTAAGTCAGCAGGTAAATAGCGAAATAGGCTTCTCAACGCTTCGACTCCGCCGGCAGAAGCACCAATAACAATAATCCGACCCCGGCTATCGAGCTGCATCCAAAACCACCTCCCTGTACCAAAGCACTACGCCAAATAACACCCGTCCGAGTGGAAGGCGACGTTATCGGGCGGAAATTCAATTGAAGCGCGACTAGCGCTCAGTGTTTCTTCTGGAATTTAGCCCTCGCCTGGTCCCAAGCTTTTTTCCCTTCAAGGCTTTTAGAATCAGCTGCAGCGCGCGCTTTTTGAAACGCGATCATGGCTTCAGGCGAATCTGCCGCATGAGTGAGCAGCTCATAAGCTATGGCGTTTAGGCGATCTGCCTCTTGGAATAACTCGTTGGTGCGATCAGTGGCCTCATGCCATGCGGAAATAGTTTGCGGATTTTTCATCATCGTCCGACGCCTCATTCGGCCTCCAGTTTGGAGGAGCGGCTTTTCGATCCTTGGGGGCATACTTTCATTTATGGACTCAATTTGACTTGAATACAATGGACGTGGAATCGCAGTTCCACCTCGTTCGCACCCCATCTCTTGTCTATTTCGCTGATCACCAGACTCCTGCCGCGAAGATATAGAGATAAAGCGCCTGGTAATATTTTTGAGTTTTGTGAAGCCGCTTACGAGTCTCGCCATAATAAATCTCTCGAAATCAAGATTTTTGTTACGTCAGGTCTCGACCGGGTATGACCGTTGACGTCTGCTACGTTTGACGCCGTTTATGTTCAAAAGGCTCCCACACCTTACCCCCGCGTGGGGCCTTTTCATGCGCAGTGGAAACCAGGCGTCCCCAGGACTGGTCTACCATCCTTCTACCGCTTGGCTCACTTCAGCCAATCATTTTGCTTAGGATGCCCATGTGCGTTTATGAAGGTCTGGCCACCGTAACCGTGTTGGCCCTCTATGAGGGGCAGGAGCCGGCCGAGCGAACAAGTCTCGAATTCCCGTTGCGCCTGGTTAACGTAGGCTCCGGTCGTGTCCGCGTCGAATTGCAACATTACCTGCAAGGCCCCAAGGAGGCCAATGCGCTACGGGTGATGCTGCCGCATGGAACAATGGTGCAGGGGCTCATAGTCGACGGGTCTAACGAACCCACCGGCGGCTGGCTGCTGATCGACGTCGAGCAATACGAATTAGCGCTTGAGCAACCAGGCACCCTGAATGGATGGCAATGGCAATGAATGAAGACGGCGAATTGCCGAGCTGAACCTGCCGCGCTTGGTACAGGCGCGGGCATGGAAACTGCTCTCGGCAATACCGAGGCAAGCACCGTCGCCGACGCGTTGCACGCGGCCGGCCGTGCCGCAGGGTTTGCCCTGGGCACTGAGACCGAAGGCGCTTGACGCTGGGGTGATCGAAGGCTTGTACATGATATTTGATCGCGCCTTACAGGCGCGCCAGCGGGAATTGAAAGATGATCGGCGAAGGCATTCATAAGGAGTGTTGCGCGCATCGGTTGAACAGCACGCTTTGCGTGACTGCCTCGCGACCAAAGTCGATGGCGGCCCGCAACTGGTGCCTATCGATTCGTGTGGACGGAAGCCGGGGACGCAGGCCACCGGTGCGCTCGCGGTGTGAGCCGCTGCGCATCTGTACTTGTTGACGGGCGTGAGCCGTTTTGTCGAAAGCGTGGCGTTATGAGCAGATTTACGCCTTAGCTCTCCCTCTCACAGGTGACGTGAGGTCAAGGCAAAACGAGTCAGAGCGCCTCCTGCAGAAGCATTTTCCCGGGCAATGTCTATTCACGGGCTCCGCCCTCGCCCCTCAAGCGCAGTTTTCCGCGCTGCATTGAACATTTGCCCGGCGCTTTTGATCCACTCATGAAAGACAGAGCGTGCGAGCGACATGGATATAGTGAGAGACATTGTTGTGATCGGCGGATCGGAGGGAAGCTTTCTCCCTCTGCGTCAAATTCTTTCAGGGTTACCTGCGGACTTTCCCGCTGCGGTATTGATCGTTGTGCATATAGGCTCTTCCAGCCCCAGGCTGCTCGCGTCGATATTCGACGCTTGGTCCGCGTTGCCGGTTGTCTATGGAGACGACGATATACCCATCGAAGCGGGCCGTGTCTACCTTGCCCCGCCTGGAAAACATCTTGAAGTCGTAGAACCGGGAGTCTTGCACCTCAGCGATGGACCGAAACTGCATTTCTCAAAACCTGCCGTAGACCGGTTGTTTGGCACAGCCGCAACGGTATACAGAGAACGAGTCGTCAGCTTAATTCTCTCCGGTAATGGCAGGGACGCCGCCGCCGGTGCTGCCGCTGTGCGGGCGGCCGGTGGGGTTAGCCTAGTGCAAGATCCGGGCGATGCGGTGGTGTCCAGCATGCCGGTCACGGCAATCGAGATAGATCACCCGGACAGCTTGGTTCGCACCGACGCGCTAGTGGAGGCGCTGATTCATTCCGTGAAGCCACGAGAGCTAACGAGATCCGGCCTAGATGACGAATGCTCTCCTGTCGACCGCTGACTGCGTTGTAGTCTTGTTCACTGCATGCGGATTAGTGGCGTACTGATTGCGTTAACAATCGTCGTACATTTCTCTGAATCTTTTGCGCCCCGCAAACTCATTTAACTATGAGCAATAGGAGGTCTCGTGACTCAAGCCGATCTGTATGTCATCGATTACCAACTTCATGGAAAATCGAGGAGCTTCATCATCAGAACTAAAGTGATGAACAACGCCGAGGCTTGGCAGTGGGCAAGCTGTGACGCCGGCCTTACGCCCATTCCCAGGCCGGGCCGTCCGCCACTAAAGCGCTTTTCCAAGCCGATGGCCGAACGCTTCGGCGTGACCGACGTGAAATGGCGAGGATCGGTATCGGTCGTTTGGGAGGAAGACCACGCGTAAATAGTCAATACCGAAACCTACTCGGAAGTAGTGGTGTCCCCGCCCACTGCTCTGCCGTCCAGCACAGGCATCGGGTCGATTTGAATACCCGTTAGGATGGAAATCCACGCTGCATAGGCTTGCTTCTGACGAGCGACCGCCTCATTCCAACGACTTCCAAAGATTTCGTGTGAAACGACCAGCATCATGAGCTGATTGGTGGTTGCATCAAGATCGAGCAACAGGTGATGGGCATTGAAACGAAAATCATCAGTCGAGGGCATGACGTCATACTTCGTGGCGTGAGTGTAAAGCGCATCCGTGCCATCCATATGACATCATTATGACAGCATTTGGAGAACATAGTCGTTCGGTCAGACGATCGGCTGTCAGGGCAGTTGACTATCAATCCAGCATTCAGCGGCCGCCATCGCCTCAGCCAGTGCACGGGATAATCCGGCCATGGGCCTGGCAGTTCCGCAACCGTATCAGCGAGCCCGTGCACCCCGCTCTCTTCCAGTACGTGTGCCGCCGTCGGGGATCGATCGTTGGGCCTATCCCAATCAAACTTCACGACCAGCTTATGACCGCGATATTCGTGCGTGATGGGAACGTCTAAGCCATGGGACATCTCTCGAACCCTTTGCCGCTGACCAATGCCTCCGAGTTTTAACGCAATTGAGCCAGCAGCACTATCGTGGCGCTTCGCTATCGGAGCGGAGTGTGCCACCCCGCCTGTCTCCGGGCGGAGTAAGTAAGCCCGAGACTCCTCAAAACAAGCCGCCCAACGATTCTGGCGCCCAGTTCATGATCACCAGCTCACCGCTCACCTCGGCCTTGCCTTGCCGCTGGTTGGCAGTGGTGTAGCGAATGTCCAAGGTCTCGAAGTGGAAGCCTTCGAATACGCGGCGGATTTCGGGATGGTCGTTAATGCTGACCATCACCTTACCTTTGCAACGGCGCATGAAGTCGGTCATCCGCTCATAGTTATCGAACGGAAAGTCGACGCCATAACCTGCAGTCTGCCAGTAAGGGGGATCCATGTAATGGAAGGTATGGGCGCGGTCATAGCGCTCAGCGCATTCAAGCCAGGGGAGGTTTTCGACGTAGGTGCCGGCCAGGCGCTGCCACGCAGCCGAGAGGTTTTCCTCGATGCGCAACAGGTTGATGGCCGGGGCAGTCGTCGCCGTCCCGAAAGTCTGACCGGAGACCTTGCCGGCAAAGGCGTGGTGCTGCAGGTAAAAGAATCGGGCGGCGCGCTGGATGTCGGTGAGGGTTTCGGGGCGGGTCATTTTCTGCCATTCGAATACCTGCCGCGAGCTGAGCGCCCATTTGAATTGGCGCACAAATTCTTCGAGGTGGTTCTGCACGACGCGGTAAAGCGTGACCAGATCGCCGTTGATGTCGTTGAGAACCTCGACCGGCGATGGCTGGGGCTTCATGAAGTAGAGCGCGGCACCGCCGGCAAAGACTTCAACGTAGCATTCGTGTGGCGGAAAAAGCGGAATGAGGCGGTCGGCCAAGCGGCGTTTGCCGCCCATCCAAGGGATGATGGGTGTAGACATAAAAAGCAAGACCTTTACTGTATAGATAAACAGGTGCTAGGCTCGCCGCGCTTTGTGCACGGAGCAAGAGCCTTGGCTGGACTTGCAGGGACCATCTGCAGGGACGGCGGTCGATCTGGATGTTGACGCATCCAGACCGGCCGCTCTTTTTCACTTCGGTGTTGAGACTTCTTTGGCGTATGCCTGACAGGCCGCGAGGGCAATTAGCCCCCGGTCGCCGTCATCGGTGACGCCGATAATTCGTTGAGCATGCGCTGGGTCAAGTTCGGCTCTTGTGGGGCCATGAACCACGCCGCCGGTGGCGGTGGTGGCTGACACCGATTCGTTGCCGGCGCCGGTGGTGGCGTCGAGTAGGACTGACAGGCGCAGATCAGCAGTGGCAAGGCGGTCGCGCAGGCGACCTTGATCACGTTGGACATCGCTCAAGGCTCGATAATGGGTCTGTTCACTGGTTGCCAGGCGCTGCTCGAGCGCGAGTCGTTTGGCCTGTTCGGCACGCTGCTGCGCCACCGTGGCCAGCGCCAACTGGTTAAGGGTTTCGCTGTGGAGTCGGGCCTGCTCTGCAAGCTGTTTGCCGTAGCGCCAATTCTGTACTTGCCAGCTAATGGACGCAGAACCACCGACCAAGACGATCAGCAGCACGCCTTTTGCCAGTAGCCGATACGGCGCCGGGATCAGTTCGCCGAAACGCATAGCACCGCCCTCGCCCGCCCCCACAACTCCAGCCGATCCTGCAGGCCGTTGAGACCGCCGTTGATCCTGCGGGTGATTGTGTTGAATTCACTTTGATCGGCCAGCGCGTTCAGCCCCTTCACTGACCAGAACCATGCAGCCGATTCGGCAGCCCACTGCGGCAGCTCCAGCAATTCAGGCGTGCGCAGCAATCGCTCGTCGCCGAACAGCGCCAAGCTGCAGCGCAGGTAATTGTCATGGCCGGTGACCTGGATCAGGCCGCGACCGCGATAGCGCTGGCCATCACCATCCGCTGCCGGCGTATTGCCCAGTTTTGCAGCCAGGTTGCCGGTGTCGTATTTGCCCAGGTATTGATCGCCACCCAGCTCCCGGACGTACTGCAGCTGGCCCGACTCGTGACCGACTTGCGCCAGAAACGCGGCTTGGCGTTTCGGCGTGTTGATCTGCCGATGAGCCATGGCTGCATTGAGGGCGGATACAAAAACGCCCGCTTGGCGGCGGGCGTTGGGCATGATGCTTTGCAGCTGTTGTTCAGTGATGGACATACAAACTCCAGACGTAAAAAAACCGCACTCAGGCGGCGATGGGATGCGGCTATTGCTTCTCGATGTTCACCACCTTGAGGGGTGGTTTCGGCCCTTTCTTTTTCTTGCCTTTGGATTTACCGGCTTTGCCGGCGTTGCATTCGATGGTGGTCGACCAGCCGGACTGGGTGAACACCTGCTCGACCGAATCCGCCAGGTACTCGCCATCAAGCCCGACCTTGAAACCCTGAGCGATGATGGGACGCTCAGCGAAGATGTCCGTGCGTCCGGGCATCTCAAGCCGCACGTCGGCGGTGGAGCGGTTGAACGCTGATAGACGGGCCTTGGCCGCCGCTTCAGCAGCGGTCTTGTTTGGGTAGATATGGCGGTCGGTATGCACTGCCGGCAGGCCGTCCGGAGCGTCGTCGTTGTCGATGGTGACCACCGCGAGCTTGCCGTTCTTTTTGTCTTGATGCTTGGTGGCCACCGCCTTATGTGAGTTGCGATCACCGAGGCTGAATTGCCAGCGACTAAGGTCGCGTCGGGTCAGGGTAACGGCCCCAAACGCCTTGCCGCTAGCGGTCTGGCCGCCCTGGCGCGGCATCACCAACAGCTTGCCGTCCGCGACCTTGGCTGTGCAGTCGTACTGCTTGGCCAGACGGGTGATGAAATTAAAGTCGGACTCGTTGAGCTGGTCGACCCGGGCGACCTTGGTCGACACCGGGCACACGGGCTGCCAGCTATTGCGCGCGGCGACGTCAGCCACGATCTTCGACAGCGGCACATCTTCCCAGCTTCCGCTACGGATGGTCTTGCCACTGCCCCGCATGTCGCTGGCTTTGCCCTTGATCACGATGGTATCGGGCGGACCTGACACCTCGACCGTGTCCACGGTATAGCTACCCATGCGCGCCAAGGTCGTTTCGGCATACCCCAGGTAAATCTCAATTGAGCTGCCGCGACGAGGCAATTGCACTTGCCCATCACGGTCGTCGATACGCAACTCAAACTCGTCGGACTCCATGCCCGGCTTGTCAGAGGTGCGCAGCAACAACAGCCGATCATTGATCTTGGCCGTGACATCGGCACCATCGGCGACGATTCGAAACATGGGAGTCATGGTTTTTTTCCAATAAAAAACCCGCACAAGGCAGGTCAGAAAACAAAGTGTCGTCACGCGTAACCCGGCACGTCGCCGACGAAGGCCTCCCCGGGTCAATCCCACAAGCTGACGCCCTCACTGGTCGGACTGGGCAGATCCGGCAGGAAGATAATCACGCCCGACCGGAACGGTTGAGGCTCATCGGCCAGCCCCTGATTGGCATCGAGCACGGCCTCGACGCTGCCATTCAGATGGCCGTAAACGTTGTTGCAAATGACATCGAGCATGTCGCCATCAGACGTCCTGCATGTCGTCGCCATAGCGCTCAAACTCCAAAGTGAAACCCTGTTTTCGAGCAATCCCACCGTGCAGCAGCGCGGACTGTTCCTCGTTGATGTTTTTCAGGCACCACGTTCCGATCACCTCGCCATAGCCCGTGGTCAGAGTCAGCGGTTGAAGCCTGGCCCCGATGGAACGCAGGGTGTCGAGCTGCTTCAGCCCACCCTTGAAGCCCGGGTAGATCGTGCCCTTGAGCGTCAGCTTTTCATCGCCCATACCGATGGCCTGCTTCGCCGGCCGGCGCGTCAACCGCTCCTGAGAAGCCCAGCGGAATTCGGTCGAACGGCTCAGCTCATCAAAGGCCGCCGTGTCCAGGTTGAAGTAGTACGGCTCAATTTTCGGATCACGCGGCTGGATGATCATCAGGTGTGGGAACGGCTTCACCGCTTCCGGCGCCGGCGTGGCCTCTCCGGCAAAGGAACTGGTGGGCACGATATTGGCCAGCGATGGGCTGACCTTGCCGGCGACGTTGTTGATCGCCGTGGCCGCCTTGCCCGCCTGTTCCTTCAATGTGCCCAGCCGCTCCTGCACTTCGGTCGCCGCCCGGGTGGCGCGGCCGTACACCGCCGCCACCTGCCCGACCTTGGCCTGAGCCGCATCGACGCCACGCATCACCCGCTGAAGTTTGGCGCCGATGGCCGGACCAACAAACGGGATGTTCTCCAGCTCGGACGCGGCGCCGGTCAGTTCGCGGATCGCACCGTTGACCGGGGTCAGCATGCCATCGGCACTGCGTCGGCCGGTTTCCGCCGCCTCGACCAGATACTTCAGGCTCGATTGCATTTGCTCCATGTAAGCCATGAAACCTCCTTAGACATGGGGTTCGTCGTACAGCTTGGCGGCGTTACTCTTCGCCGCATCCGCCATCATTCGCTGCATGTGCGGCATCAGATCCTGCGCCAAGGTTTGCGGGTCCTTGACGTCGCCCTGCACGGTCACCGGCATGCTCAGTGAATACTGAAACTGCTGATCCACCTTGGCCGGCACCGGTTTTTCCGGTTCCTTGGATTGAATCGCCAGCGCCGCCGACTTGAGCGGCGCCGTCACCGCCATCGAGCGCGCGACATCCCCCAGCACCGGACCTTGCTGCGCCGCTGACGTAAGCATGAGCGGCGTAGTCGGCACCGGTGCCTTTGCCGTTTGTTCGGGCTTTTCATCCTCGCCACCGAACAGCGACTTGCCCAACGACCCGCCCAGCGCCGCACCGCCCTGACTGCCAAGGTAAGCACCGATCAAGCCGCCGATGGCCGTGCCAATGATCGGCACCACCGAACCGATGGCGGCCCCAGCTGCTGCGCCGGCCATGGTGCCGGCCAGGTTGCCAGCGGCCGCACCGTAGCCCTCGGCTTTTTCGTCCTTGGTCTTGGCGTTTTCAAACGTCTCATAGGCCATGGCCCCGGACTCCAGCAGCGTACCGCCTGGAATCATCTTGGCGACTTTGCCGACCTTACCAACGGCCTGCACAACCCCGCCCAGCTTGGCCATCGTGCCCGCCGGAACAGCCGGTACCGGTGGAGTGACCGGCCGTGGTACGGGAACAGACGGACGCGGCAGCGGTGAACGCGCCGCCCCAGGGCGAGGCAGCGGCCGCCGCCGCGAAGCACTGCGCCGCGAGCCGCGACCACGCCGGCGAGACTCGCCTTGGATATCCGCGCCGCCAGCGCCGCCCATGGCGTTGGCATTGACGACGAACACCTTTTTGACGCCGTCGTTACCTGCGCCAGTTTCTGTGCCAAGGCTGCCTGTTGCCGCTTCCTTCACCCGCGAAACAACATCCAGGCCAGTCGCTACCAGATCAAGTTCTCCGGAATTTTTATTGCGGGCTTCGCCCCCACCCCGGCCACCGCGCGAACCACGAGCAAGGTTTAACAGCCCCTTGCTGATCTTGATCGTGCTGAAGATGCCTTTTAAGGCGATCAGCCCCGCCCCGACCGTAGCAATACCGCCGACCACCCCGGGTGCGCTATCAGTCAGCGACGTAATGCCTTTAGTGACCTTGGTCAACGACTCCGCGACAACATCCGTCACAGGCCGCAAGGCATCGCCGATGCTGCGCATGGCGTCATCCATCGACTGGGCCATTTCCGCCCATTTCTGCGATGACGACTCGCGCCGCTCGGCGAGGTTCTTGTCGAGGATCCCGGTCGCTTCACGCGAATCGTTTTTCAGCTGGCTGTACAGCGCCTTGTTCTGCATGTAGGCCGACAGCGCGGCCTTGACCTGCATGTCCGCGAACAGGTCGCCGGTGCGCAGGGATTCTTCCAGCGAGGCCATCATGGCCTTGGCCTTGTCCGGATTGGCTTCCTTGCTGATTTTCGACGTCGCTTCGGCCATGGCCGCCGCACGCTTCGGATCGGTCGCCTGAATGTATTTCTGAGCCAGCGCCATACTGGTCTCAAGCGTCGACATGCCGTTCTGCAAACCGGTCTGCATCGACCCCTTGTAGTCGATACCGGCCTTTTCGTAAGCCTTGACCGTATCGCCCGAGCCGATTTTGCCCATCCAGTTTTTCAGGTTATTGGCCGCTTCGTCCGAACTACCGGCCTGCTTCATCTGCACTTGCAGCATGGCGCCCAATTGCGCCACCGCATCCAAGCCAGTGATGCCGTTGCTGGCCATGTTGGCCAGCAGCTCCGGAAACCACTTGGCCATGTCGGCCGCTTCAAAGCTGCCCGCCTGCCCTTGGTAGGCAATCGCCTCCAAAGCCTGCTGCATCTGCTTGGGGTCGGTGATCTTGGCGTTCTGCCCCAGGGCATTGATCATCTTCGCCGTGTCGACGCCGCTGGATCCCTGGCCCACGACAAACTTGGCCGCGACAGGCGCGTATTCCAGCGCCTTGCTCAGGTCCATACCGGCGCCGACCAACTGATTGACCACGTCGGCCACATCGTTGCGCGCCATGCCGGTGTCGCGTGAAGTGTCGATGATCTTGCGCGACATCTCCTGCTCTTGCGGCTTGTTGGCAATGCCGGCCTTGATCGCGATGTCTCGCACAATGGCACCAAAATCAGCGCTGACCTTGGCCGGTACCGCCATGGCACCGACACCGACCACCGCCGCACCGACAGCGCCCTTCATGCCCTTTACACCAGAATCGGTCTGCTGATGACCCTTGGCTTTCAGCTCGGCCTTGTTGGCCATCTGCCCCATCGAGCGATAGGCTTTTTCCAGCCGGCCGACCTCGACCCCCTGCTTTTTCAAGCTGTCGAGGTTCGAGTTCAAACGGCTGAGTAATTTGGACGCACCGGCAGCGCCGGTGTCGTGAGCCTTTTTCCATTCTTCGCGCAGGCGGATGGTGTCGCCAATCGTGCGCTGCAGCACCCGCGCTTTGTTGCCTTCTGCCTCGAGGCGCTTGATGCGCCCGGTTACGTCCTTGAACGCGGCGCCGACCGTGGAACTGACGGCACCGCCGATCACCAGCCCGAGGGCGAGTTTGTTTGCCATGTCATGGCCCTCATGTGCCCAGCACTACCGGTGGCAGCTCAATCCGTGAGCCACCACACCATGTCCGCGAACGGCATCGACTGGATCTCAGCGGCGGAAAATCCGGTTTCCGCCGCCAGACGTTTCGCTGCCGACTTGATAACGCTGGGGTTAAAGCCCGTCGTCGTTGTCCATGCGAAAATAGCCGGCCTGCAAGCGGTTAAAATCCACCAGCTTCAGCCCCTCCAGATCCGCCACCGAAGCGCCGGACAACGCAGCAAACAACACCAGCTCGCGCTGCTCATCATCGCCACCCACTTCACGGTTGGCCGCCCGCACGTCGCCCACGGTCGGCGAACGCAAGGCCAGCTTGTCGACGGTCACACCATTGATTTCACTCGGACACGACATCGTCACCAGCACCTGGTCGGTCGTCAGCGACAACCACGCCGGCATCGAGTCCGAATAATCGGTTTTCGGTACCAGGTGCGAATACGCCGTTTGCACGCGGCGATAATCCGTCAGCTTGAGGCCTTCGAGATCCTTCAGTCCGACTTCGGCGAGACCTGCGAACAGCATCAGTTCGCGCTGTTCGTCGTCGCCGTTGGCAGCACGATCAGCCGCGCGCACTTCACGCACAGTCGGGTTGCGCAGGTTCAACGTCTCGACGTCGATGCTGTTGGCCTTGCTTGGCCGGGTCAGCGTCACGACCGCACCGAGCGCACTGAGCGACAGCCAGGCCGGCAGGTTTTTAGCGATTGCTTGAGTCATCTGAATCTATTCCTTACAGGCCGAGCGCGTTGCGCACTTCGAGGAGTTGGTCTTTGCCGTCGATCACTTGAATGCCGGCGACCATGTCGATCTCGTACATCAGGCGCCCGTCGATTTCGAGCTTGTAGTACGTGACCGCAACGGCATGCTTGATCTCAGCAGCATCGCCCGCTTTCCAGTCACCGAGATCGACCTCTTTGAGGCGACCGCGCAGGGTGGCAACGACCGCCGTTACCGCACCCTTTTGGCCCTTGAAGGCACCTCGGAACGTGGCGTTGAACGCCGTGCCGTCAGCCAGGCCGAAGTATTTGAGCGACTCGCGGCGCACGCCCTTGGTGACAAACGAGGCTTCCATTTTCTCAAGCCCCTGATCCATCTCGATGGGGCCGGCCATGCCGCCGCCACGGTATTCGTCGGTCTTGGTGGTCAGCTTGGGCAGCGTGAGGCTGGGCACGTCGCCGGAGAAGTTCACGCCGTCGACGAACAGGTTGGTGTTGTACAAAGTCTGAGGAATCATTTGCTACGCCCCCTTAGGCTGCTTCAAGCACTTCGGTCATCCACTGATCGGTGACTTCGAAAAGGAAATTCGGGTTTTCTGCCGGCGGCACGTCGGTGAATCGGATGCGCCAATACACCTTGCCCTCAGCGATCTGGCTGGCCGTGTTCAGTTCGGTGTCGGGAAATACTTCAAAGTTGATGATCGCGCCCTGGGCTTTCAGGTCGCGCATGAACGCTTCCAGACCGTTGGTGACATCGGCCACGTAGGTCTTGGTGATCGAGCGGTCGACCGCCCATTTGTGCCCGGCCTGCACCGCATCCATGAGAATGAACAGCGTGCGAACGCGAGTAACGAAGGCCCACTTCGGATCGCTCGACAGCGTGCGGTTGCCCCACAGGCGGTAACCGTCATCGCGAATGATCGTGGTGATATTGGCGTTGTTGAGCAGGTTGGCCCGGCACGTCTCGTCGCCGTCCAGGTACTCGACCGCGCGGCCGGTACCGGTGATACCGGTCAATTCCTTGTTCGATGGCGAGGCCCAGAAACCGTATTCAGCATCGGTCCAGGCAAACAGGCCTGCTGCCCAAGCCGAGCCGGGCGCGTCGACCGTCGAGCTGGTGACGGTGTCCCAATACTTGACGCCCGGGTCGACCATGAACAGGTTGCGACTGCCGAAGTTCTCGGCGTAGGCAATAGCGGCCTCGTCGGTCGTACCAGGGCCGTCGATGATGCCGATAGCGCGCAGCTTCTGCGCCACGCTGTCGATGGCCGTAGCCACCGCCTGAGTCGCCGTATGGCCTGGCGCGATCAACAGCCGCGGTTGGGCGTTGAACAGGCTTTTGCCATCAAGCAGCGCCTGTAGTCCCGTGCGCTGACCCGAGGCCAGAACGCCGCCGATGATCGCCGATGTCTGCAGCGCGGGGTCTTCCAGCTTGGCCACGCCGATGGCGACGATCACCGCCTTGGCCTTGACGTAGATAGCCTGACAGGCCTTGGTGATCGCCGAGTCAGGGCCGAAAGCGGCGATGGCTTCGCGCTCAGTGGTGATCAACTTCAGTTCGCCCGCCTTGGCCGTGCCGCCGCCTAGAACGCCAGGTGTGAAGGTATCGCACAGACCGATAATCGAGGACGACGGCAGCGAGATGGTGCGCGCGCCAGTGTCGACCGACGTGGTCGTGACGCCGTGAAAGAAACTCATAAGGGTTAGTCTCCAGAAACGAAAAAGCCCCGCATAAGCGAGGCTGTGAGGGTATTGGTGTTACGAGATACGGAAACGAAAACGCCCCGTCAGTGCGGGGCGTTTATTGCAGCTCTGCCGGATCAGGCGGCGCGGAATCCGGCCAGCCTTGCGACAGCATTTCGTCGTGATACTCGCCGGCGTTGATCGCTCGCAACAGCGACAGCTCGCGGTCAAAGCAGGCTTGTACATGCGCCCGGACAGCCTTGGCGATGGCGATAATCTGCGCCGATCCGATCTCTACAAAGCCGCCGACCGTTTTGAAGTTGCAGCGGTATTCGGGATCGAGGACGGCGGACAATCCGGTACTGGCAATCAACGCCTGGCTGTCGCGGGTCGTTTCGATTTGCAGGCCATCTACGTTTACGCCAGTGGCCTCGCGAGCGAAACGCTCCTGAGCCACGATCCCCTTGTAATCTTTGGCGACCGGCTCAGGCTCTACCAGCAACGGCACACCTTCGCCGCCCCAAGCGATTGATTTACCTTCCGAAAGCCCCCGCAACAGAGTTGCGTATTGGTCGGGCGTGATTTGCACGGCATCTTCGGGGATGTTGTTGTTCCCTGGCTGATGAAAAAAGCCGCCCACTGTAGGAGACACAAAAATTTTCATAGGTTACTTTCCGAACGATATCCAAACACAGTTGTACCCGCCCCCTGCCTTGGCAGCGGTAGAAGGGACATAGTGTGGAATCACAGCACCCGACAAACTGAGACCCGTGTAGGCGACAGCCATGCCACTGATAGAACCCGCAATCGACAGAATCTGAAAGTGCTGCGTGTTGTAGTTGGTTGGAAGAGTGATTACACAATCCCCGTTAGAAGAAACTGTGTTAATCCCCCACTGAATAGTGAAGCCACTTAGCCAGCGTGGAAGTCGAATAAATCCATTCTGGCCGATGGTCATTCCGAAGCCACCTAAGAGCTTTTTCGCGGTTACAAATTTAGTGTCATCGACACCGGCCTCTACCTCAGCCTGAGTTGCAACCTTAGCCGTACCCAGCTTGATTTCCGTGGCCTGCGTCGCCAAAGCCGCGAGTGCGGCAATGTCGATGTTTCCCTGATTGATCGGCGCGTTCCACGCCTTGACGCACCATACCACTGCCAAGTTGCGCGGGCGGGTTTCGCTACCAACGTTTCCCGTCATTGGAACGTCAGAGTTGGCGCCAGTACCCGATCCACTGATGACCACCGCCAAGCCCGTGCCCGTAGGCGTAGCAGTCGTTACTGTTTGCCGCAGAGCATGCAAGTGATTCTGAAACGCATGGTCCTGCCAGCTACCAATTGCCCGCCCAGCATCGACACCGCGTCCATGATCCCAGCCGCGCAGAAACTCGCCGCGCGATTCAGGCAAGCGGAAATTGCCCGGCCCCTCGTCGCCCTTGTTGAAGGCCGTACCGAGGAACGCCGCCAGATCGGGATAAACCGCGATGCTCTTAACGCTACCGTCCAGCTCCAGAAACCCGGGCGCCACCTTGTCCAACGGAAAAGCCACCGTTGCGCCTACAGGCAGCGCCGAGGCCTGCGCAATCATCGCCTCGATTTCCGGCTTCGTGTACGTGTCTTTGATACCGAAACCGGCAAGCGTTTCCGGGTTATCACCCGATACGACAATCCCGCGATCGTTGACCTTGACCCGCGTGTAATCGCCCGGGACCTTGTTCTTCGGCAGCACTTCCAGAATGGCCGCATCGACGTAGGCCCGCGAGGCCAACACAATCGCCGGGTCAATCTTGAGCTGAATATTGCCGGTGCTGGTGACAATGAAGTTCATCCGCACGATTTGCGTGCGGCCTGAGCCTTGCGACAACAGCGGCTTGAAGCTTGGCGCGCAGTTGGCCACCGCCACCAGATCGCCGTCGGCATCGTAGAGGCCGATTTCGCGGATCCACTTACCGCCCTCATCGGCCGGGATGATCTGCTCGGCGATGATCACCGCCGGGTTGACCGGGTCAATCTTCAGTTGGTTGAGCGGCTTGCGGCGCCACTCGTTGAGCAGCTTGGTTTGACTGGCCGACGGCACCGGGTTGGGCGGGTCCGCCAGCCCGTTCGGGTTGGCATCCCCAACGCCCATTTGTGTGATCAGCCAGGGAATGCCGAGCGCGTCGGCATTCGCCTGCTTGGCCATCCCCACGTTCGTGAGGATCGCAAAAAACTGCGAATTCGCATCAATCATAATAAACGTCCAGGGTATCAATGGTGTGTTCGCGACCGACCACGCCAAAGCGGCCAGTGACCTCAATGTCACGCATGACGGGCGGGTAAACGTCGATTTCGTCGCCTTCGTAGAGGGACACGGCGATATTCAAATCGCCTTGAGTTTCCAGGCTGATCGCCAGCCCAGTCAGTTGCCGGGTGACGGGCTTGGCATCGTCAATCAGGCGCTCAAGCTCCTGATACATTTCCTCAGTGATGCCCGTATCGAGAACGCCAACCTTCAGCGCGAAGGTGCCTGGCACGCCCTCGGGGACCGTGTTGAACCACTCGACAATCTCGATCAGGTAGCCCAGCGGCTCGACCACCCGGCGCAACGCGCCGATGGTGCCTTTGTGCTTGTGGATGTAGTACGACGCCTTGATGGCCGCGCGCTTGGTCGCCTCAGTCCACCGGTAATCCCAGCGGTCCACCGACCACGCCCATGCCAGGTGCGGCAGTAGATGAACCGGACAGGTATCAGCGTTGTAGAGGTCGCGCAGAGGGACAATCGTCTTTTCGAAAAACGCGGCCTCCATGGCCCGTTCCAGCTGCGTGCTATTGAGCGGCAGTAGACTTTTCATATCAGCCCGCCAGCCTCACGTTGTAGCGTGTACAGAACGCCGCTTGCGCCTTGGTCGGGGCCAGATCTTGCCATCCGACCAACTCAACCCGGGCAACGCCGGCAACGTGCAGCTGGGCGTCAACAGCGGAGCGAGCGACCTCGACGCCCAGCCGCTTGCGTGGATTGACCCAGGCTGCCAAGCGACTTTTCGCCTCAGCCAAACTGGCATCCGCTTCCGGGCCAGCGCTGGCCATGTGCAAGATGGCGTTAATCTCGTAACGGATAACCTCTGCGCTTTGCACAGTCACCCGATCACCCACCGGCCGTACGTCATCGTCATTCAGCGCAGCGGCCACAGTAGCCAGCAGCTCCGGCGGCGCTTCGCCTTCCCCGTCCAACCCCAGCACCGTGACCGTGACATAACAAGGCTCCGGACTTTCGGCCGTGGCATCTGCCACCAGCCCTGATGCATTGCGTGCATGCAGGATGTAGCTGTTACGCGGGCCGGCCGTGGTCAAGCCCTCATAGGCCAACTGAATACGCTCGCGAAACGGGTCGTCGTCTTCCATGACCTTGGGCACCGGCGGCACCGCCAGCAGATCCTCGGCCTGAATGACCAGGCGCTGCAGATTGACGTTGGCCCCCAAGTGATCGAGATCGCCGCGTATGGCATGCGCCAGTAAAAGCGCCTTGCCGGCATCATTGACTCGGGCGCGGTTGCCGACCTTGTTGTAAGCCCCGACCTCAAGCACTTTGACCACTGGGTCGCTTTCCAGCGCGGCCGTCCAGTTGCCGCCCATGTACCCGCGAAACACGCTCAGCCCGTCCTGATAAACCTCTTCGAAGTCCAGAGGCTCCAGCACGGTCGGGGCCGGCAGCGAAGACAGATCTACGGTACTCATGCGGCCACCTCCAACGTGACGCTGTCGCCTAGGTACTTCCCGACGATCTGCAAATTGATTTGCCCGCCAATGACGGAAATGACGCGCACCTGATCCAACTTCAAACGCGGCTCCCAGCGCCCAAGCGCGCGGGCAACCTCAGCCTGTACGGCACTTTTCCAGCCTTCGTTGATGGGCAAATCGACAAACCGCCGTAGCTTGCTGCCGTACTCCATACGGTGCCGGCGACTGCCCAGCGGCGTGCTCAAGATGTCGGCAATGGATTGGCGCAAGTGCTCGATGCCGGATATGGGTAGGCCGGTGTGGCGATCCATTCCGATCATCGATGTCACTCCTTGATCGGCTCGTATTCTTCGCTGGCTTTCAGGAACTTGACCGCTTCGATGTCGGAGGCCGGCACCACGACCGTTGCCTTGTCGACCGGATAGGAACGGTCAGTGCCGGGGACGATCAACAGTCGCGACGTGTAGAGCTTGTCGCGGTATTTCAAGAGTTCGGGCGATGAGAACGGTGAGGATGCAATTGCCAGTTCCGAGGACGCTTGCACCTCGGTGACGGTCGTATCGATCTTGGCCATCTGTTTCTCCAGGCATGAAAAAGCCCGCACTGGGCGGGCTGTCGTGAATGAATTAATGCGTGTGGTGATTACTGTTGCCGGTGGCGTCAATGATCGCGCCGGCGCTGGTGATGCCCTTAGTAACGTGTAGCGCACCGTCGATCATCACCGCCGCTTTCAGATTGATGTTGCCGGTAGTCACGCTCACGGCCGCATCGGTTACGACCGCTTCGGTGCTGGCCACTTTGATGGTGACCGTACCGCTCGGCAGGGTGATGCTGTAGCTCTTGGCCTGCCAGTCGTAGATCAGCGAGCCGCCGTCATCAAAACGCCAGACCTCGACGTGGTCGCGATTATCTGGAGGCGGTCCGGCATTGCCATACAGGCCCGGGACAAAGGTGCCTTGCGACACGTCACCGCTGGGACTGATCAAACTGCCCTGCTCGCCCAAAGACGGCGCCCGCCAGTGCCTGGCCTTGCCCGCCGCGATGCTGTGCCACCGCACCCAAGCGCTGACCCATTCACTGCCGTCCGACACGCGACATACCGGCGGCGAAGCGGACAGATCCACCGCGACCACGTAGCAAGCCTTTACCGCCCCCGCGATCATGCGGTCATGCTGGGCGCTTGCGTAACTCACGGTAGATCCTCAGGCCTGAATGGCCCGTCACCAGGCTCAACATCAAACACCAACGTTCCCGGCGGTTCGTCCGACCATGGCCATTCCTCAACGCCGAGATAAACCTGCTGAGTCCACTCCACCAGCCAAACGGTGTATCCATCCAGGTGCGGCTGGGTCCAGTCCTGCAGCGATTGCACAAACTCGGCAGGCTCAACTGCAAGCCCCCATGTTTGCCCACGCAGCAGCACCGCCAGCTGAGTCGCTAATTGCACGGCCTGTTGATGATGGTGCGGCTTGATTGGGTCGACGATGATGCGGGCCTCGAACTTGAAGATGAGCGAGGTTTCGCCGGTACCGATATCGGTACCCGGCTCGATCTCGGCCACCTCCAAGAACACCGCTGGCAGCAACACGCGATCCTTAATGTCTGGCCAGGCTGTGACGGCCTGCACGCCAGGCAAGTGGGTACGCAAATGCTGTTCTACCGCCCGATAAAGCTGGTCCAAGCTGAAGGGTTTGTCAGACATTACCGATCCTCTTGAGGTATTTCTGCAGCTCAAAGTTGAGTTCCTGTTTGAGGATCTCCAGCAGACGCTCATCCGCCCTTTTGACCCAGCTGTCGAAGTGCGGCCGGGCTTGCTCCAGCGATACCTTAGCCTTGGCCAGCGGGAAACGACTGCCGTTTTCGGCGACCCAACCCGAACTCGGCCTGCGACCAGGTGACACCGTGCTGTCGGGGTAGTCGTCCGCGTTGAAATGCTTGCTGGCTGTGCGGATCCAGATGTCGGGCTTGTTGCCGTAGACCTTCTTGAGGAAAGCCCCTTGGTAACGCCGCCCCGCTACTGACACGCCGCTGCCGCTTTGTCGCGCCCGGCCGATCCGGCTGGACTCGATGGCGTTCAAACCGAACCACAGTTTGCCGCTCGCAGCCCCGCCGGAAACTGGATAGCTGCGCAACCGCTGACGCACCGCCGCAACAGCAATGCGCTCCGACCGGCTGACCGCTCGGGCGATGTGCGTGCGCAACCAGCCCAACGTCTTGTTGATCGCGCGCCGATGCGCCGCAGCAGCCGCTTTCGGTACCACCTTGGCAAAGTCCTGGAACGCCTGAAAGTCTGTGGCCGAAGACTGGATAGAGATCATCCCGCCCCCGGCCGAGGGTTTGAAATAGCTGCCGACACTCATGGGCGCAACCTCAGAATCAGAGCGACCAGGCCATCGCCGCTTGGCTCGAGCTGGATCAGGTCGTAGTCGCCGCCGCCATCCAGGGCAGGCAGGTCAACGCTGACCAGCATGCCCTGCTGCAGACCTTGCGAATCGCTGACACGGATCTCGAAGCGCGGCTCGCGTAACCCGGTGTTGAGCTTGCCGAACTTGGGTTGCAGCCAGGGCGCGGCGAACATGCCGAACACTGGCTCTTCGCGACCCTCGATTCGCGCCGTATCGCCCAGCGTTTCGAACACCACCGCGTCGACCTCGGCGATCAGATCGCGAAAGCCCATGGTCAGAGTTCCAGCGTGATCTGGGCTCGCGGCCGGGTGCACAGGTGCAGCGGGTTGGATTGAGCTTCACCGGCCATGCCTTTGTTGAAGGGCAGCGGCTCAATCATGCTGTAGTAAGGGATTCCCTGAGTGTTGACCGTTTCCATGTAGTCCGCCGGAGCGAACACCGAGATATATAGATCAGGCACACCCTCAGGAACTAGTAAGGCTTTGTCGTCGTGGACAAAGGACACACCGGCCACCTTGCCACGGTAGCGCTCCCAGATGATGCCGCCGAACTCGAAGCTCTCACGGGCATCACCACGCAGGGCTGCTGCCTGCTGGCTGTTGAGGTAGGTCTCTTTGACCGACTTGTGAACGATCAGCTTGTTCCAGAAATTCTTGCCGCAGAAGGCGCGAGAACCGGTGCTGGTCACACTGCCGAGCGCGTCTTCCTGCATGTCCAGCGCTTCACCACACTTGACCCGCAGCTCCGTGCCCGCATCCGCCAGTCCCATGGACAGTCTCTGACGGTCCACACCGAAGCGGTCGTAGAGGTCGAGCAGTACGGTTTTGCCATCGGCGTCGAGGATCTGGCCATTCAGTGCGCCCATACGCTGGAACTCGTGCGTAGCGTCCAACTGCCGCCGCGCCTTAGCCAGGCGCGCATTCACCACGTCCTGCACCGCCTGAAGTTCAGTGCGAGTGCCGAAGGCACGAATGCCTTGGATCTCGTCAGCCTTGATGGTGAAGCGCTCAGGCAGGTGCACGGTGTTGAACGGGATCAGGTTGCGCTTGCCGGCAGCGACCACCAGGCCTGAACCACCACGCTCGCCGGCGGGCACCAGTGCCAGGGTGTCGCCGTCCTTCTCGATCTGCACGGTCAGGGTGGTAATGCCTTCTTCGCGAAACAGGCCCAACGCGCTGATGCGTCCCGGCAGGTAAGGTCGATCATTGAGTGCAGCGGTCAGCGAGGTAACGGTAAACGCTTCGTCGTCAAAAATGGCGATATCGGCCATGGGTACTCTCCAGAAACGAAAAATCCCGCTCGCGGCGGGATGCAAATGAAAGAAGGAATCCGCTTTAGCGAACGATCAGCGAATGTGCGGCCAAGGCTTTCTCGGCAGCCAGATCGAGCCCGGTCAAGTGCGCTTCGCTGACCTCGGCCAACCGCACCACGGCGCGACCGCGACGCACCACGTCGGATTCGCCGAGCGGGCCGTAGAGAATGGCGACAGCGTTCTCAGTGCCGTCCTCTGCCGTCGGGTTGTACGGTGCGAATTCGCCGGTGGCAGTCACCAGCCCGAGAATTTGGCCCGGCCACAATGCCGGACCCGCCGCGACATTGATCGCTTCGCGCGAGATCGTGCCGGCGCCCTCGGACAGCAGGAATTCACCTGCGTGCATCGGTTCCTGTTTGATGGTCATGCTCGTGCTCCTTTCGCGCCGCGCGCGGTTCCTGTTTGGGCCGCTTGCCGAGCAGCCCAAATCGAGTTGGGGTCAGGTTGTTTGGCCAGCACCTTGGGCGCCGGGTCATCGTTCAGTGGCAGGCTGTTGTCGATTTCAAAGCCCTTACCGCTGGTAACGATCTTGTCGAACAGACGCACCCGAACCGCCGCCGCATCCAGACCGGCCGAGACATACTCGGCGCTGAATTCCGGCAGACGCGCGGCGACGCAGAGGTCGTTCACCGCCTTGGCGCGAGCCAGACCGGCGAGAACGATTTCCTCGCTTTCGAGCTGGGTAGAATTGAGCAGCGGCTCGATCAGATTGCTGATGCCCGCCGCCGTGCAACGCTGACTAATCATCAATGCCAATTTGGCCGAGTCCACTACAGGCGGCACCAGCGGCGGATCGACAGGTTCAAGTTCGGGATCCGGTTCAGGCGGCTCGTCGAGCTGGGCCACCAACTCAACCGGAGCGTGCTGGAACCGTTGCAACACCGCGCCTTGACCGAGGCATGCTTTGACTTTGATGCCGTCTCCGACTTCGTCTGCAAGACCAAGAGCCACCGCTTCGTTAGCAGTCAGCCAGGTTTCGGCATCAACCATCCGCCGCAGCTCGGCGTCTTCGATGTCGGGCGCCTTGGCCTTATAGGCCGCAATGATCGCCTCCAAGGTTTGATCCAATACATCAGCGACCCGACGGAAGTCCTCAGCGCCACCGCCTGCATAGGTGTATGGGTTGTGAATCATCAACATGGCGTTCGCCGCGATGACTACGCGGTGTGCACCGCACACGGCGACGCTGGCAGCACTGGCAGCGAGCGCATCGATTCGTCCGGTGCAGCGCTCGCCCAGACGCGACAGCGCGTTATGCATGGCCAGACCGTCAAACAGGTCTCCGCCGATACTGTTGAACGCGGCGATCACCGGGGACACACCATCATCCATGGCGCGCAGATCCTGCACGAACTGATTGGCTGTGATGCCCCACGCGCCGATCTCGCCATAGACGAAAACCTCGATCACTCGCTCGGTGGCCTCTCCGCTGGCCTGCAGGGCGTACCAGGTCTTGTCCTGAACCTTGACGCGTTTGCCTGCGCGGTTGTAAATGCGCGGTCGCGCTTGTTTGCTCATGGTTGCTCCTTGTCGTCGTTGTCTTCGACGGCATCAAGGGTGTTGTAGTTGAGGCCCAGTTTTGTGGCCCGTGCCAGATCTGCAGCGTTTTCCAGATCGACCGTTTCGGCGTCGTAGCCGGTGCGCAGGACCATCTCGCTGCGCGAAGAAAATCCGGCTTGCACTTCCATACGGCGTGCCTGCACGTCCTGCACTGGCTGGATATAGGCCCAGCCTTGAGGCACCCAGCGGGTACGCAGGTACTGGCGGCGTTTCTGTGCGTAATCGTCCAGCACCAGGACGCCAGACAGCACCGCCATGTCCATCCACGCCGCGCGTACGGGACGGCAGAGCTGATGCACGTACACGCTGAACTGCAGTTGTTCCAGGCGGCGCCGAAACTCGTTGAGTACCACCCGCAATGCTCGGTCGTTGATCCCGCGCATGTCACCAGTGAGGATCTCGTAAGGCGTACCCGACCCTGCTGCAGCAGCCATCAGTTGCTGCCGCATGAAGTCCGGGTAGTTGTTGCCGGCGTCTGGCGGTTTAGAAAACTCAACCTCCTCACCTGCCCCCAGTTCCTGCATGGTGCCGGGTTCGAGCGCAACCATCGGCGTGAAGCCATCGCGATCCAGATCGAGCGGCTGACCGGTCACAGGATCTCTGGGAAGTGGTCCCGAGTCCGGCGCCGGACGCTTGATGAAACCGGCGAACAGGTTGGCCACTTCCTGACGAAACAGCACCGCGTCGTCGTAGTTGTCCAGACTGCGCAGGCGTTTGAGCACCGGCGACAGCCGCGGCACACCGCGCAACTGTCCCGGCTCGACCGGTTCGAAGATGTGCAGCACCTGGGCGGCAGGCACGCGCACTAGCTGGTTGTAGCCGGCGTTCAGAGACGCGGCATCACGTGGGTGCGACAGGTACATCCAATACGCCACCCGCTTGCCGCCCGGGGTGAATTCGATGCCAGCGCGGATGACGTTGCCGTTTTTGGTGGTCTCGAATTTGTCATGCGGCACAAATTCCGGTGCGAGGATCTGCAGCTGCAGCGGAACTGCTAAGCCTTCATCCAGACCGCGCGGCCGCAACCGCACGAAGCATTCGCCCGAGGTTTCAACCGTGCGCGCCACCAGCGCCTGCTGGCCGTAGAAGTCGGTGCGATCATCCGCATCCGACTCATCGACCCAGTCCCCCCACAGCTCCTGCAAAAGTTTGCGCAATGCATCATCGTCGGTCGTAGGCCGAGGAGTGATGCCCGTGCCGATCAGGTTACTGACGCGCTTGTCGATGACATTGAATGCATATGGGTCATTGCGAACCGCCGCCCGGGAGCGCGACCGCAGGTTGCGCAGTGCCGGGGTGTTGATGCTGTTGATCCCGTTGTCGGGAGCGTCCCAGCCACTCGAGCGGCGCCCTTCCCCAGCGCCTTCGTAGCTGGCCTTGATGTTGGACGGTAGGGCAAATCCGTTACGGGTCAGCGTTGGGAAGTGCCGGGCCATCAGACCCCCTTCCCTGCGTGGTACAGCCGGACCACGCGCGAACGTGGCCCAGCTGCACTTGCCAACGACGAGCGTATTTCCTCGCGCGCCTTGAGCAGTTCATCGACCGTGCGGTACTCCACGGTACGGTCGGTGTAGCGCACAGTTTTCTCACCGCGCGCAATGGCCGCCTCAACCGCGTCGAGGTGCTTTTTCGTAAATGACATATCAGCGTCTCTTCAGATAGCCGCTGGCTGAGCTGCGGCGTTGAGGGGGGGCTGCCGGTCGCGATTGTGTAACCGGCACAGCGGGTGGTGGTGCGGGTTGGGCTTGACGTACAGCGGCGGGCGCCGGTGTTTGCTCAGCATCAAGGCGCTCGCCCTGGACAGGCTTGATGACGTCATCGAACAAGCCGGACTGGGCCAGTGCTTGTCGCACCCTGTCCCAATCGTGTTCCTGGTAGCGATTGATGCCGAGGTAATGCGCCATCGCCAGGCAGTACACCATCAGGTCGAGCGCTTCGTTGCGCTCAGCCTTGCCCTTCACCCACTCGATGCGCTTGTGTCCGCGCACGTATCGCACGACTTTGCGCTCGGCGACGCACTGGGCGAAGAATTCGTCCGGCAGGTCGTTGGCAAAGTGCAGCGATCCCGGACCGTCCGGGAATGGATAACGGTTGTAGATCCAGTCTTTGGCGGTGTCGGTACCGACAAACCACAGCTCTGCGCCGTTGCGTTCGGTCTGTCCCTTCCATGTCACGTCGACCATGGACGGGCGCTGTGCAATGACCGGCCTGCCCGGCTTGCTCGCCCCCTTGATGGCGAAGATATTGCGCCAGCGACGAACGCGGCAGAACTGGTAGACCTCATCGGTGTGGTGACCGCCGGAGTCGACACCCACGGCGAGAATCGCCAGACCCACACCACAAGGATGCCGGTAACGCGCCTTAAGCTTCTCATCCAGCACCGCCCAGGTGCGGTCGTCTGCCGGATCACCCCAGATGACATGGTGATCAACCACCCAGCGCTCCATGCCGACGCCGAAGCCCATCACCATCAGTTCCAGACGATTGGCCTGAACGTCGACGGCGCCGGTCAGCATCAGCACGCCTGACGGCATAGCGCCCAGGGTGTAGGTTTCCAGCCGCGCCCGAGCGATCAGCACTTCCGCCTTGGTCTGTTCGAGCGAGCTGTCCCATACTTTGGCCAGACGGGTGTTGTAAAACACCTGCATAAGGCTGGTATCGCCTTGCGCCTGGGCTTTTTTCGCGTCTTCAAACTCGATGGCGAGCGATGTCCAGTCCATCCAACCGGTCGGCGAATACAGGGCGCTGAGATGAAAGCCAACCGTCTTGCCGTCGCCGGTGCCATGCGCACGCCATTCACCGCGAGCGAGCATGTCGCTCTTATGGTGTTCCTCGATCAGCACGTCACAGTTCAGCCCGGACGCCGCGCATTTGTAATGCACGACGCTGAAATCGGCTGAATAGAGTAGGTTTTCCCACTCAAGCACCTGCATGTGCCCACAATGCGGGCATGGCACGTAGTAGTGACGCTGATCGCTGGACTCGAACAGATCGGCGATTCGCGAGGCGCCCTTGATCGTCGGCGAGCTGGAAAAGTAAATCTTCGCATTGCGGCCGAAGTTGGTCGCACGCGTCTCTGCCAGCCTGATGGGATCACCTTCCTGGCCGACGTCGTTCTCCCAGCGGTCGACTTCGTCGCCGTAGATGTAGCGTGCCGACAGCTCCGATAGGTTGGCCGCAGAACCGGCGGTGGTGACGTACAGCGAGCCCCCCTCGAACTCCTTGGTGTCCATGGTGTTGCGTGCGTCCCGCGAACGGGTGGCCGCGACCCGCTCGCGCAGCACGGGAGTGGCTTTGATGGTCTTGCTGATCCGCCCAGACACCCGCTTGGACAGGCCGAGGCTAGGCAACAGCGCCAGGATGTTCGACGGCGCCATGTGAATCAGGCCGCCCATCCAATTGAGCGCGATCTGGGTTTTCATCAACTGCGAAGCCACCATGGTGACCACGCGTCTGCAGGGATGGGCCGGCGACAGGCAACGCATCGGCTCGCGAGCATAAGGTGTCCGCGACGTGCGGTACTGGCCGGGCTCAGGAGCACCGGTGTCACGCGGGATTCGCATGTACTCGTCGGCCCATTCATCAATCCAAAGATCGGGGTCGGGACGCAGCCCACGGAAGTAGTTCTCACGGTACACCTGTGCACCGTCAGAAAATTCCGTGTGCATAGGTTCAGTTCACTGTTAAGGCGTGATCAAGGTCCGCTGAAGAGAGGCGCTCGGCTTCCTCCAGCGTTCGACGGATTGTCGCGGTGAGATGTTTTTCGATTTGCCAAGGATCCGTCATTGCCGCGAGGTCGTAGGACAGCTGAGGTAGCGGTCCGAACAACTGGTCACGCAACAACCGGCCGGCGTCATAGGCGCCAGTCTCGACTGCCTCTCTCGATACCAAAGAGCCTTGCGCCTTGCCCAGCTCGATCTCGGCCAACTTGGCCATGTTGTGTTCGCGCAGTGCACGGGATTTCTGGTAGTCGGGGTGTTTGCCGTCGCTAGGCATCAGCTGCGGCGGCGCAGCCGTGGAAGTCGGCGCCGTGAGGGGTGATAGTTGGCTGTAAACGTCACGTTGAATCCGGTCTTGCTGGTGACGGTCGGCGACCGCGGCCTTGCTGGGGTCGCTGGTTTTATCGAGTAGCGCCTCAGTGGCTTCCAAGTCGATCTTGCCATTTTCGGTAAGTACCAGCCGATCCTGACTCGCCAATTTCGAAACATAGGATTTGGCCCAGCCGCGCCGGGCCGCAAACTCCGTTTTACTGATGATCGTCATGGTTAATTCTCCAGTTCACCCGCGAGTTCACCGCCAGTTCACCTGTTCACCTCAGTTCACTAAGCTGGTGAACCGTCCGCTAACACAGTCCCGCGGGTTTCCGACCCCGTACCCACCGAATAACCCCAGGGTCCCCGGCGGTTTCAGGCTGGCCCGCCGCCATTCGGCGGAACTTCGCACACGCCCAATCGCTTAGCGGCCCATCGTTCGTACAACCCAATGGCTACGTCCGCGCCGGCCATTGCCGTCAGGCAACCCAAGGCGCCCGCCGTCCAGATCGTCATGCCGGCGGCGATCATCAACATCATCGCCGACACCCCGCAGACAATACAGGCGCCTGACCGAAGTGCCAGCCTTCGCAACAATGCCCAGCCTCGCGCCCCGTCCTTGTCGGCCCGCCACATTTCCCCCGATACGCCACCGACCAGGGCCAGGACGATCACTAACCAGATCGGCATTTCTGCCAGTGCTTGTTGCTCGCTTGTCATCGCCAACCCCTAAACGCAAAAACCCGGCGCAATGGCCGGGTTTGGTGGTTGGTGCATGCCGCTCTCTGCGGTCGCACCTATCGAAGATGACTACTTTTTACAGGTCGATTCCGGTGGCAGCAACCCCGGTTTAATGCCACCCGGTGAATAAGTGGTCAATGTGGGGTGAACGTCTAGCGAATGTAAGCGAATAACTCACCACGGCATTTTGTTGTTTCGGCGGCGTCCCATCTGTCCCACCTTTTAGAATTGAGGTGGGACGCCTGAGAGCGCCTAGATTCGGGGCTTAGCCCCACCGTCCTACTTATTTATCTATTTTCTCGTGTAAAGAGAGAAATTTATAAACACGCTTGCGCGTGAAGCGCGCGTGCATTGTGTCTGCTACGCATATGCGGGCGGGTGACGTTGGAAGGTGGGACGGTGGGACAGCCCAACAAAGACAAGGCCCGCACCTGTCCCACTACGCCAAAACATAGTGGGACAAGGCGGGCCGGTGGGACAGCAACTGCCGGAGCCATGCCTGGGGTCAAGCAGCCACCCCCATCAACACGCCCCAGATAACCAAATGCGCCTCATGAAGACGCTGATAATAAGTGTCACGCCCGCAGCCGCAGTGCGCATAACGCAAACGCATGTCGATATCGAGGGTGCAGTAGTGCTCTCGCACAACCGTCACCAGCTCGGGCGCGAGGTGCTTGTTCACGATAAGTTCGATATCCAACGAGCTCTCCAACGGCGCACGAAATGCACGCCGCCCGCGGATTAACTGGCCGTTACTCTCCATCATCATCGCAACCATGTTTCCACCGGCCAGACCGCCTTTCGAATGGTCGGAGTGCAACTCCCGAGCCCATAACTGAAGCAACGAATCGATCTCCTTAATCATCGAAACAAAGCTCCTCGGCAACGTCGACTTCCAATTCAGGCGCCTTCCCCCAGTCCGCAGGCTTCTTGTAGCCCCACAACCGCTGCCGACTCTTGGTCATAGCACCGAGCCTGTAACGCCTCCAGCCCAGCCGATGAAGGATGGCACCGACGCGCATCTGCTCTGGCTTACCCCAATGTCCCGGGTCGAGCTTGAGTGCCTGTGTCAGCACCTCACTGCCGGTCGTGGTCTCACCAATCTGCGACTCTTCCAACCAAGTCAAGATTGGCGTTTCCCATTCGTCCACTACGAAACGCTCGTCCTGCTCCTCCGCGAACAATGCTGCCTCGTCCAGCGTTACCCACCAAAGGTCGCCCGCGTCGTAGCAGAACACCGCCTCGGCCCACAGCTGATCGCGGATCGAGCGCAACAACTCCAGATCGACTTTGGTACACGCCACCGGCCAGTAACGGCGGTTGCCGGTGGCATCTTTGAGGTACTCGTCCTGGTTCGTTGTACCCACGAAAACACACTGGCGTGGTACGTCCATTGTTCTACGGCCGTAGCTCTCGCGGTAAGTGTCGGTGGACGCAGAGAAAAACTGCTTTGCCTTGGTACTCTCGGCCTTGTTGAAGCTGTCCAGCTCACCCAGCTCGACGATCCACTTACCCCGGATCGCCTGAAACCCGTCTTTGTCGCCCAGGGCAAATGGCGTATCCATGAACCACTCACCGCCGAGAATGCTCATCGCCGTCGACTTACCGGCACCCTGCGCGCCTTCAAGGATCATCACCGAGTCAGCCTTGCAGCCCGGCTTCATCACACGCGCCACGGCCGACAACATCCAGCGCTTACCGACCTTGCTCGAGTAGTCGGTAGCCTTTACGCCCATCACATCGGTGAGCCAGCTTTCCAAGCGCGGCACGCGATCCCATTCGAGCTTTCGCAGGTACTGGCGCACTGGATGAAACGCATGGTCATGCGCAACAACACTCACCGCCTCGATCACATGCGAGGCCTTGACCCGCAAGTTGTACTGCTGCGCGAGCCACTTCATCACCCGCACGTCATCGATGTCCGCCCAGTCACCTGTGCCGCCGCCATAAGGCGCCGCACGCAGCTTGACGAGCTTCGAACTGAAGGCGCTGTAGCTGATGACCCCAGCCCAACGTGGATCATTGGCCAATATCAATTCAACGTTCTGCATGTGCGCGATCAGAGCGCCGCTATCGCTGCGAGCTAGTAGATCTTTCCAACCACCTGCAGCCGGCGGCTTGACCACGGCCAGCACCTGACGGCGCACCGCCTCCAAACCCTCGGCGACATGCAGATCGTTGAAGTCGGTCCACTTCACTTCCCGCTCACTGGAGAAAATCGGCGCGACCACTTGGCCACCGACGATCAGTGCCGCGTTATTGGCCTTCTCTTCACCGGGGTTCCAGGCGTCACCGTTTGGCTTCGTGGTTTTCCAGTCATCGTCCCTGCAAATGATCAGAGGGCAACCGGCAAACCGCTCGCGCATGGCCTTACACACGGCCAGCAGGTTACCCGCGTCGAATGCCACCGCAACGGTCAGCGAAGTCGCCATATGCAGGCTGGCGCCTGTTGCGTAGCCCTCACATACCAGCACTGGATCACCCGGATCGGCATCCGGACCGATGAGATGGAAAGCACCCTCTTTTGACATCCCGTAGGGCCAGTAAGACTTGTCCCGCCCCGTATCTTCCTGTTTGCTCGGGTAAATCACCTGAAGCCCGACGATTTCGTCCCGCGCATTGCTCATGGGAACCAAGACTGCCCCGGAACGCGGCGCGTAGCGAACCCGGAAACCGACAATCTGCTTGCGGTCCAGATATTCGCTACGACCTTTCTCCGGCATGCGCTGGAACAAGCTGTCCGCTCGCTTTGCCGCTCGACGCGCCGCATTAGCTGCCACTTCTGCAGCGCGACGCTTGCCTTCTTCCTGACGGGCGCGCATGACCTCGCGCTCTTCGGGTGACATCCGACCAGCCTTGACCTTGATCTTCTGTGTCTCGCCCGAACGCCAATCGCCGAATGAACCGAAAATAAGCGTCTCGCCTTTCTCGGTGCGATGTTCATGGGCGACGTACCAGCCGTTCTTTTCGCTGCCCTTATCCTGCGCCGTCTTGCAACGAGTGAGCTTACCGAACACCAGCGGCTGCGCAGGTACAAGGCCGTAGTCTGCGAACTGAGCCAGCACTTCATCGAACATGACGAGCTCCCTTCATTTCCGCGAGGGAAAGGCAATCCACACAATGCGTGCAGCCAGGCTGCGCCACACGGCGCGCCTCCGGAATTGCCTCATTGCACTCTTCGCAGAACAGAAACGAATGCGCCGCCAAGGCTGGTTTGGCGGCGATGCGACGTGCTGCGAGCGCTTGGTCGACGCGCTCCAGCACCAGATCATTAGCGAAGTCTGCGATGTCAGCCATGGTCAGCACCTCGCGTCGTCTGATTGACGTAAGTGGCGCGGTTGAACAATCCGAGCAGCCCTTGAATCCCGCGGAACACCTGCAGGCGAATCGCTGCCAGTTCCTGGTCAGTCACGACGCCGTCACCGATACTCTTGGCCCAGGTTTCGGCCAGATCCGCCACCTGCCGGAAGTATTCAGCAATGCCGGTGGTCAAGGTCTCGGGCATGTCGTTTGTGTACGCCTCAGCCAGTTCCTGCCAAGTCGTGTCGCCGACCAGTGCATGCACCGCATCCAGAATACGGCGATCCTTGGTCAGTTCCAGGATCTCGCCAAACTCTTGAATGTTCACGGTGTGGCTTGGATGGGTTGGGGAAAGCTTGTGCTGCAACGTCGTGGCGTTGCGGCCAGTGGTGGCTGCGATAGCAGCGGCGCCGCCTGGGTAGTCGCGTGCAGCGTGATAAAGCGCAAGATCGAGCGGCAGGACTTCCCGCTGGGCTCGATCTACAGAACTTAGAGCGATTCGGCTCATGGCATTAATCCTTGAATGTTGCCAGTGCCGCACGACAGAGAGTGGTGATACATTTGTCGTGTGGCGTGTAAGTGCCCAAACGCCGGCGAGGTCCCTAAGACCAACACCGGCACCGTGCCGGGGCGAACAATCCGTTGTTCACCCCTGGCGCAACAGCTGCCAGCTCTGTGGTGGAAAAGGCAGCAACACCAAAGCTTCCGAGCCTTGGAAAACGCGATAGGAGTGGGCGGTTTTGCATTTGGTTTGCCCGCCACCCCCTATCGCGGCCCGACAGCGCTGTGGTGGTGCGTGTCGGGAGGAACTGGGCGACCCTTGGGTCGCCTTTTTTCTACTTAAGCAGCTTCACTTGGCGAGTCACGATCCGTAATTCCAAAGTGCTCAAGCACTTCAGCGATTGACACGTAGCCATCACTTTCGCGGGCCAAAGATTTGATTAGTGAAACGCTTGGATCTTTGCTTGCATATTTCACGTGTAAGCGAAGGTAGCTGTCTGCGATACGGCAGCGCTTCGCGTAGGCCTTCAGCTTTTCCCTATCCATATTGCTGATGTAGTCACGCAGATTCATTAGGTAATCCTCCTGACCCACAAATTAACCTTATGGGTTATTTTTTGCAATAGCCATTAGGACATTCACCTGAAAGGTTAATGAAGCCAAAATCATTAAATGAAAATTTCAGATACCCGGCTTCATAACTTTCGACGAATCATCGCTGAGCGGAATCTTCGGCTGACGGACGTAGCTGAGCGACTAGGTAAAGCTCCAGCTCAAGTCAGTGCTTTCGGAGGGAAAAACCCTACGAAAGGGATAGGAGACCAGATTGCGCGCGAACTCGAAAAAGCTCTGCACCTGCACGAGGGTTATCTCGACATGCCCTATGGTGTAGGGGAGTTCAACAACGCCACTGTGCTGAGCCATACGGGACGTAAGCTACCGGTCATAGGTTCAATTGCGGCGGGCTCATGGTGCGAGGGCCACGGGAGTTTCGAACCAAGAGACGCAGAAGAATGGATTGACGCTCCAGGTCCAGTGGGCCCACGCGCATTCATTCTCAGAGTTGAAGGCGTGAGCATGGAACCGAAGTTTATGGAGGGAGACAAGATCGTGATCGATCCATCCCTCGAAGCCTTGCCGGGTCATTATGTTGCAGCGAAGCGCGTTAGAGATGAGGCAGCAACACTCAAGCAACTCAGGCAGGAAGGTAGCGAACGATATCTATACGCGCTGAATCCTGATTGGCCGGAACGCATAATCCGAATGACTGAAGATTGGAACATTTGTGGTCGCGCGAGATGGAAAATCTCAGATCTATAAAATTAACCTTAAAGGTTATTTTTTCTTGACCAAATAACCTTCAGGGTTAATATTGCCTCACTCTCCACCATAGAGCGAGGCATCACCCATGCAATCCACCGCAACCCTCCACGTCCACCCGGCGTGCGTCAGCAACAAAAGGATGATTGAGCAACTGCAGTCCGTTACCGGCTGCTTGGTCATCATTCACAACAGCAAGCCAAAGCTTATTGCCAAGCCTCAACCCTCTCCTTTTGATCCAAATGGCGGGGGGCACGCAGCATGAGCAAATACCGAATCGACAACCGCACCCTGCAGTTGCTCAAAGCTCAGGTCAATCTGACCGAGACCTTCAATCATGTCCTACGAACCGCTCCCACGCGCGAGTGCCTTGCGTTCCGCCTCAAAGTAGAACGGGGGGCAACTGAGACCGCATTCAGTGTCGAGCTGGGGACTGAGCGCCACACGCTGACCCTTCCAAGCGACAAGAAAACTCACCTTAAGCTGGCCGACTTCATTGAAGAGATCGCTAACGGACCGCTCGATCCGAGCAATAACAGCGACCCGGTTCATCTCCCGCATGCCAGCCGCGTATACGGCCGCTTTGAAGCCCAAGACAAGCAGCGCGTGCTTGAGCTGGTGCGCACCGGCGGCGTGCTGAGCCTCGACATGGGGTTTGATCTCCCCTTGCACGTTGCCATTCACCGCACACACACGCGCCGAGGAGCGACCATCATCCTTAGCATCGGGAACAAAAGCCCCAACACACGATGCTTCACCGTGAGCGACACCGATACCGAGATTTACCTAATGGTTATCGAGTCCATCAACCATCTCGCGGCCGCTGCAACTCCTGCCGCACATGCGGCATGAGGTGGACGACATGGAACGCACCCTCGCCCAAGCAGCCTCGCAACTAGGCCTCACACGTCCAAAACTGATTGCACTCATGCGGGAAAAAGACCTGCTTAAGGGCAACCTGCCGGCTTACCCAAAACGGGACAAAGAGTATCTGCGGGTCAAGGACGGCACCTGGTATGACGAAAAGTACGGCTTGCAATACAGCCAGTCGACGCGGGTCAAGCAAGCCGGCATTCGTTGGCTGGCTGAAAAACTCGGCATCGACCTACCTGAAATTCCGGCAGACCGCCGTGACGTGGCCTAGGGAATACGCCCGCCAGATCATCGCAATGCGGACACGAGAGGAGCGCAATGCCGCGCTCCTTGAGGTGCCCGAGCATCTGCGGGAGTTGACCAAACGCCATTGCCTGAACGCCTGGAACCATCCAGCAAGAAGCAAACGCAAGGAGGCCACACAAAGCCATGAGTAATGCAGCCCAAACCCCACTGCGGCTACGTCCCGCTCCTGAATCCACGACCATCGAGCTGCTGTACCGCACCTTCGGTGATGTGCTGATTCCGCTGGAGGCCGTACGCGAAAAGTATTTCCGCAACCTCAACGAGCAAAAGTTTGTAATTGAAATCAACAGCGGTCGCATCCAGCTTCCGATCACCACACTGGACTCAAGTCGGAAAGCGCCCAAGTACGCCCACATTCGACACGTTGCATCGCTCATCGATATCCGCGCCTGCCAGGCCGACGAAGACATGCAGAGTCAGCAAGACGAGCCAACCGAGTAAGCCTTATCTCAAGGACTGCCACCACCAGTCCGACACTGAACCAGGAGCAAACCAAATGACTGCAATTCAAATCTGCGCACTCATCGCCCTAATCATTCTGGCCGGACTATTAGTCTGGGCCGGCTACATCATGGGCCGTACCGACGGCATGTCCGCTGGCATGAAACTAAGCGGCGACATCCTGCGCGCCGAAAGCGCCAAGACCATTAGCGAGTTAAGAGCCTCCCTCAAATTCATCAAGGCTGACCACGCCCACTTGACGCAATTCAGCAAACGCCTTCAGCAAGCGTTGACGCTCGGCAATCCCGAACGCCAGACGCTGCTCGAAATCGCCGAAAAGCTCCGCATTGCCGCCGATACGTTCGCCGCCTTCCGCACGGGGAAAAAACTCGAACGCGAAACCCGCGCCCTGATCGACCAAGCGCTCGCCATGGCCGATTTACTGAAGCCCGCCGAATTAACAGGCCTTGCAAAGGTTGAGGTGGTTCCTCTTCGTATTGCTCTCAGCACGGACGATGCGGAGAACGCTGCCGTTTTTTTCCAACAAGAACACCAGGCTACTGCGACCGCAGCGCAATCGAGAGGTGCAGCATGAGCTGGATCCTCACCCATACCGGCAAGCGCTTTGATTTGCTTGAGCCGGACGCCGAAATGATCGATCCGCGAGATATTGCACACTCGCTGGCTCATTTGTGCCGCTTCAACGGCCACACCCGCGAGTTTTACAGCGTGGCTCAGCACAGCTGCATCGTCGCCGACCTGGTGCCAGAAGAACACAAACTTGTGGCCTTGCTCCATGACGCTCCCGAGGCGTACTTGGGCGATATGACACGGCCACTCAAGCAGTGGATTAGTGCCTACCAACACTTCGAGGACTGCATATGGTGGCGCGTTTGCGACCGGTTCGACATCGCCCCAGAACTCCCGACCTGCATCCATCAGGCCGACCTGATAGCGCTGGCCACCGAACGTCGCGACCTCATGCCAACCGAACCGGCTATCTGGGATTGCTTGGTCGGCGTTGAACCCATGGTTGAAACCATCCATCCGTGGTCTGCCGCAGAGGCGCGCAACACTTACCACCAGCGCCTGATGGATCAACTTGCTATCGAACATCGGAGGAAAGCGGCATGACGCACTCACAGGACAACACGCAAATGCAGGCCGCTTTGCTTCGCGATGACAGTGGGATCGACACGCCTGTAAACAACAGTCTCTGCTGCGCAGCAGCAGGCATTATTGCTTCTTCCAGCGCCACTGCCGAGGTACTTATACCCCACGAAAAGCTGCGCGAGGCAGCGACACCCAACGTAACGCTAATCGCTCCGGATCGCCCGCCCGCGCAGCCTGCAATGGGGTATACGCACCTTTCTGGAAACGATGAATATCAGCCGACAGACACCCAAGATTTATGGACAACTGATTCTTTTGAAGACTGTGTCGCCGCTGCCTTAATTACCTGTTTTGAGACCAGAATCAAAAAAAGTAAAGGAGCGGGTCCTAACACGCTTACTAATGAGCGATTGAACCTTATCAGACGGATCGGGCCGTATATTCCGAGCAACGACAGAGTCATCATCGCGCCCAATACAACGTGCGTTGGAGATTGGGAGTTTGATGTCATCAATGACCCTATGCCTTCGATTGGATGCATTGGGTTTACGAGAACTCATCAAGCCCGGCCCAATGAATATGGTGGTTTCTTTCAAGCCACATATATTCGGAAAGTCACCAACTTACCCAAGACCTGGCATAGACGGTCAGGTGGACAGTTGTATGAAATTATAATTGCCGCAACGGAAAATGAATTTGTAGAAGGTGAGCGATCATTCTTTTGCATAACGAAAGAAGGCAAAGTGGTTGCCTGTGATCAACGCTTTGAGCTATCTGATCGATACAAAAGTAATCATTATTTCACCACTCCCGAAAAGGAGCTCAAAGATCGTGAAGCCAGGGCTTCAATCGCTCTGCAATTCATAGCCGATAGCCGACATTGCTGGACTATAGAGGCCCGCGAATCCAACTGCCTCGCCCGCCTAGGCTCAATGCCCGAGCAAATTAAATCCTTGCTGTACGCGAGATCAGTTCCACTAACCGAGACAGGACGAAAACGACCGATACTACACTTGGTAGCGGCTCATCAACGTCGTTTAAAGAATGGCATTGATATCGACATAACTGGATTTCTTAGGGGTGTTCAAACAGTCGAGGTGGGTGGAACTTTTTTTACTGTAAGGCCCGCACCAGCATTAATACCAAACCTATCTGCGGCCAGCAGAAGAAAAGTGGCTATTCGCGAGGAGACTGAATGAATACTTCCTTTATTCTAATGGCCCAATACAATGGCCGGGCCATTATCCCACTTGAGCAGGTCTGCAAGGATTACTTCACGCACTTGACGACCGATATGTTCCAGCGCAAGGTTATGGCGGGACAGATCAAAATCCCGATCACACGGCTGGAGTCGAGTCAGAAAAGCGCTAAAGGCATCCACATCGCTGATCTGGCAGCCTACCTTGATCTGCAACGGGAAGCTGCGGTGAAAGAGTGCAACCAGCTCAACGGGTACCGCCGAGCCAGTTAAATCACTGCTTACCCCAGGCGCCCAACTTCACGGGTGCCTGAACTATCCTCTTTAACCACGGCCACTCGGCATAGTGGTCACCTCGCCCGCGCAGATGGGTATATCGACGCAATGAATTCCAATCACGATGCCCAGACACACTGGCCACCCGCGGAATATCCCAATCTATCTCAAACAACCGACTCACTCCGTCGTGTCGCAGATCGTGGAAGTGAAGATCTTCGATCTCTAGAAACTTGCACGCCTTCGCCCAGGCCGTGGAGATTGACGACGAGTTGTACGGGAAAATTTCCCCACGCTCTTTTGGCATGCTCTGCAGAATTCTCCAGGCTTCGTCGGGTAGGTGGCACCAAACATCATTGCCAATTTTCTGCCCGGGGTTTTTCATATCTCTCACCAGCACCCGCTGATTCGACTCATCGACGTCCTCCCACTGAATTCGGCTTATCTCATCTTGCCGACGCGTGGAAAAAATCGCGAAGCCAATCACCTTCAGCATGTTGATCGAACTAGGCCGACGCTGCTGCATGCTGACGAAGTGCTCCAAAAGTTTATCCAGCTCGTCCTTCGTTGGACGACGATCGCGCTCCCGGCTCTTCATGTTGTAGCCGAGCTTCCTCAACACCTTCCGAGCGTCCGGCATCGCGTGAGGGTCTACCTCATACCCCCAAGCGGGACGCGCAATCGAAAGGACAGCCCCAAGGTGCGCCAAATCGTTGCCAGCCGTCTGCGGCTGGACGCCGCCGCCCTCTTTACTCATTCGCCAGAGTGCGAAATCCACCAATCGTTGACTGTTGATAGCCGAATCAACGGTCTGGCCAAACTCCGTCGCCGCGATAGCATTTAGAGTGGCTTCCTTGGTTTTACCCAACGGCCGGACTTTCTCCATTTCATCCAGATACTGCTTGATCATGTCCTGAACGGTGACGCCCTTGCGGTTCGCCCGCTCAATCGCACCAGGCTGATCTAGCTCTGCCTCACGTCGCCGCACCCACGCTTGTGCCGCCTGTTTCCGGGCGAAGGTCTGGCTCTCTTGGTAGACTTGCGCTCCATCGCGAAACAGGCGTATCTGTGCCGTGTAACTGACTGAGCCATCGGTGCGTTTTCGTGCTCTGATCGTTGCCATAATCGACTGGTACAATTCCGAAAGTGATTGGTACAT